GTAGATTCCCATGAGCCTAGAACATTTAATTGCGTCTTGGGCCTCCCGTTGGTTGTTGGTTGGTGTTTCGTGGCTGGGTCTTCGGGCCTGGCTGGGCGTCTCTCAGGTTTTGTGCCTGTTGGGACTGCCGTCCGGTGCAGCGAGGCCCGGGTGGTTGGTTGCTCTCCTTGATGGGCTTTTGGTCGATCGAGGTGTTGCGCGCCCCTTACAGGTTCGGCTCCCTTTCGGGGCCGGCCGCGTGGACCCTTTGTGGTCTGTGTGGTGGGCTTTCCTTGTGGAAGCCCGGCTTGCTGTCGATGACCCCTCCCGGCGCTGGCGTTTGGTCCTCCTCGGTTTCCTCGCGGTTCTCTGTGTTCTTTCGGTCTCGTTTCTCGCCGCCTCGGCGGTACTGCGGCTTTCGCGGGCCTCAGCTCTAGTGCTCTCGCTGGTACTAGAGACTCCACGCGGCCTGGTCTTTGGGTGGCTGACCAGGAGTCTTCCCCGTGTTCCCGGCAACACGGTGGTGAGCAGGACTGACGGACAACCTGTTTACCAAGCTCCCACTGAGGCTGGTGGTTCCGGTGTGAATCGGAGTGCGCCGGTCTCCGCGCATCTTACGTGCGTGAGGTTTCGTCGTCGGGCTCGGTGGGTTAACCGCTGTGCTTCCCGACTTGGATTGAAGCGCGGCAGTTTGGGTTTCGTTTTGAGAGGGCGGTGGACACCAGACCTCCCCTCTCCGCGGCACCCGGCTGCTGTCAATTCTATCCTTTCTCATTTTGAGGACGGGGCAAGACTCCTTGGTGGAGGAGTTGTTCGTTGCTCTCGGTTATCCGAGGGCTCACTTCGTGAGGAGGTCGATGAGCCTTATCATCTCATCGAGCTTTCGGACGGTTCGAGGGAAGTTTGCTTCCCGGGTCTCCTATCGAAGTTATCGGCTTATGCGTTGCTCCGGCAACGCGACGCTGTGCTCATCTCAGCTCTTCGCCTTAGGGCGTTGGATTGGGTTAAGCGCCAAGGTCTACCTAAGGACCTCGGCTTCATCGTTGTTGCGTCTGCGATGAGGTTAGCGTTAGAGGTTCCCTGTCAAGAGGCCGCTTTGGCGGAGACTCTTGAGGATCTCGGGCCGGGTTCAC